ATGAACCTGACCACCAGCACCGCCCCGACAATGTCATCCCAAGAAATCGCCGATCTGGTCGGCTCGCGACATGACAATGTCAAAACCGCGATTGATCGACTCGTAGCCAAGGGAGTGATTTCCCAACCTGCAATGCAGGATGGGCCAAGGTCCGCCAATGGTGTGGTTGTTCAAAAATACCTGCTCATCAAGCGCGACAGCTTCATCGTGGTGGCCCAGCTCAGTCCTGAGTTCACCGCCGCGCTGGTCGACCGCTGGCAAGAGCTTGAGGAACAAGCCGCTCCCCCGATGACCCAGGCTGAAATCACAGCGGCGAACGCCAACCACCTGGTGGAAATGGAGCGCCAGCAACGCGAGCAGCAAGTGGCCATCGACCGGATAGAACGCCGGGTTGCGGTGATCGCCGAACAGCGTGTCTGGGATCACTGCCCGCAGAACTGCATTCCCCTCGGTCGCATTCAGGCGGAGATGAACAAGACCTATGGCCTGTCCGGGCCGATGGTGTCGTTCGTGCTGCGCCAGTGGCCGAACCAGCCCAATCACGCAGGCATGGTCCGTAACGGTCACGAGGAAGCGAAGGGCAGTCAGTACATCGTCTGGTCGAAGAGCCTTGTTACCGCCGCGTTCAAGCGCTTCGTGTCCGAATGCCAGATGGCCAGCGCCACCCAGGCCACACATCCCTATTTTGAAGGCCGGTTCCGACTGGTGCAGAAGGCCAAGTCATGAGTAACGTAATCAAACTTTTCCCAAAGCTAACGTCAGCAGAAACGATCAATCAGGAATTCTTCGAGCGATTCACTGACGCAGCTCTGCTGCTCAAGTGTTTCCAGAGCCTGCAGGACGCGATTGAGTTCCTCAACGATGGCGGAAAAATCGAAGAGCGTGACGACAGTTACATCGATCTGATTGGCGCTTACTGGGCGCTAAAGGTGCTGTTCGAGCGCCGTACCGGCGGAGACGCCCGGAAGGTGTCAGACGATCACCGGGACGTGGAGAGCCGATGCCTGTTGGCCGGCAAGCAACCGCCAGATATGCATATCCCAGTAGCCGGCTCGCTCGTTGCGCCTACGCCCCCGGAGGTATACAGCGAGCTAAGTGATATGGCACTGGCATGCAAGGCATTCAACTCTGCCGAGCAGATCCGCCTGGGTACGAACGCAACGCTTGCTGCGAACAACGCGCAAATCGGTGCAACGCTTGCTGTGGAGGCGATTAACGTCACAACCGCGCTTCGTCAGCTTGTGCTGCGCCTCTCTGGTGGAACACTGGAGGCGATGGCCGCGCATATCGCCCGCAAGCCAGGGGAGACGCTGCAATGAGTGTTCAAGCGATGTCCTGGGCGCTGTCGCAGCAGTTCGTCACGGAGTCTCATGCCCGTCATGTGCTGCTGTGCCTGGCCAACTATGCGGATCAGGATGGACGAGCTGCGTTCCCATCCATATCAAGCCTCGCGCGCGATACTGGCCTGTCTCCGCGCACTGTGCAGTACCGCATTCGCGACCTTGAAAATTTGTGTGTGATCAAGCGCGGAAATCAGGCGATCCCTTCGGCCTATATCAGCCAAAAAGACCGTCTCCCTGTGTGCTATGACATCGACCTGAAACGGGGTGCACAGCATGCACCCGGTGCACACGAAGACGTAACGGGGTGCACGCCAGAACATAACGGGGTGCATGCCACGACAGAACGGGGTGCACACCGTGCACCCAATCCATCCATTAACCACCCATTAACCATCCATAACCATAAAGAGGGCGATAACGCCTCAGAAGGCGAAGGGCAAAAAGCAAAAACTATTCGCAAGAATCCAAAGTTCGACCCTGCATCTGTGAAGCCTGCCAACGCTTCGGAAAAGGCATGGGCTGACTTCTGCGATATGCGGAAAACCAAACGTGCACCACTGACGCTTCGTGCTTGCGAAATGATCGCCGCCAAGCTGGCAAACCATGCCGACCCAGACGCGGTGCTGGACAAGTCCACGGCCAGCAGCTGGAGCGACGTTTACCCAGAGTCTGTCCTGCCAGGCACCAGTGCCAAGAACGGGAAACCATCCCGTCACACCCGGCTCGATCAGGTGGATCACACCGACGGGCTCGAGCTGGATGTTAACGGTAACTACCAGATTGCGGGGGATGGCCAATGACCTTTCAATCGCGCTACACCATCGACACCCGCCCGGGTACTTGCTCAACACACGGCCGCTATACCAACGCCCTGGTCGAGCAGTTCGGCGCTGACCCGGTCTGGTACGGTTGTCCTGGCTGCGAGTTCGATAACCGTCACTCGGCTGACATCAGCGTCCGCGCTGGCGGCGCGCTGGTCCACGCTGAGCGGCTGCTGAACGCCCGGCTGCTTGATTCATGTATCCCTGCCCGGTTCCAGCAGTCCACCCTTGAGAACTGGGTTACTCGGAATGAGGATGCCAAGGCCAAGGCGTGGAGCATCGCCACGGGCTTCGTGGAGGCCTTCGCCGAAAACTACCAGGCCGGCCGCTGCGTGATGCTGCTGGGGCAGGTTGGCACCGGCAAAACTCATCTTGCGACAGCCATGCTGCAGCAGGTCATCCGTTACTTCGGGGCCCAGGGCGTGCGCGGCCTGTACGTCACTGCCGGCGGCATCATCCGCAGCATCAAGGAAACGTTCGGCTCGCAGACCAAGACCGAATCGCAGGCCTATGCCGATTTGATCGCACCGCATCTGTTGGTTATCGACGAAGTGGGCCTGCAGAACGGCACCGACTTCGAACGCCAGGTGCTGTTCGAGGTGATCAATGGGCGTTACGAGCAGCTCAAGCCGACGATCGTCGTCAGCAACCTGAGCATCACCGATCTTAAAGTGAGCATGGGCGATCGCGCCGTGGATCGGCTGCGTGACCGTGGCGGGCTGGTGTGCGTGTTCCGCTGGCCCTCGGCGCGAGGTGCAGCATGAGCCGCGAGCTTTACAGCCTAGAGGCCGAGCATGGCCTTCTGGGCGCACTGCTACTGGACGCTTCATTGTTCGACGCCATCACCGCCCGGATCACAACGGCCGACTTCGCCTATGACGACAACGCCGCGATGTATCAGGCGATCATCAACACGCACGCCATCGGCCAGCCAATAGACGTGGTGACGGTGGGTATCGAATACCCGGAGCTGCCCAGCGGTGCGCGAACCCTGGCATATGCGTCAGAGATAGCCAGAAACATTCCAAGCACCGCCAACTGGGCCGGATATCAGCGCATCGTGTTGGAGCGTTCCGCGCTGCGCAGGGTAGTTGAGGCGGCGGAAGTGATCCGGGATTCGGCCAGCGAAAGCTTGCCGGTCGCTGACATCATCGCGCTTGCCCAGCAGGCAACGGCGGATCTACGCGACCTGGGCGCGCCCGACCGGAAGGATTACTACAAGTACAGCGAGGTGCTGACCCCTGTAATCGATGGCATCGACAGTCGATTCAATGGCGCCAAGCAGCTCGGGCACTCCAGCGGCTTGAAGGATCTGGACGAGCTGATCCGAGGCCTTCGCAACAAAAACATGATCGTGATCGCCGGCCTGCCGGGTTCAGGCAAAACAACGCTGGGCGTCCAGATCGCGCAGCAAATTGCATGCGTCGAGAACGGTGTCGGCCTCATCGTCTCGATGGAGATGACCAAGGAAGAGCTGGTTATGCGCGGCATTGCGTCCGTGGGCGGCGTAAGCCTGACGCGTCTTGATGAGGGGCATACGCTCCAGGATGAGGACTGGCCGAAGATCACCAGCGCCGTGAACGTACTGCACCACTCCAAGCTGTTCGTTTGCGATGAGGAAGGCATGACCGCCGCCCGCATTCGCTCAACAGCCAGTCAGGTGCAGCGCAAGGAAGGGCTGAGCATCGTGGTGGTGGATTACATCGGCCTGATCGCCGCCGAGAGCGCTGGTCAGAACCGAACACTCGAGCTGGGCAAGATATCCACTGCGCTCAAGAACATGGCCAAGGAGTTGGACGTGCCAGTCATCGTGCTGGCTCAGCTCAATCGTGGATCAACCAACCGCACGGACAAGAAGCCCCGGCCAAGCGACCTGCGCGACTCGGGGCAGATTGAGGCCGACGCCGATGTTGTGATTCTCGTTCACCGTGACCCAGACAGCGAGGAAGGCCAGAACGGCGTCACTGAGCTGATCGTGGGCAAGTGCCGCCACGCCAAAACAGGGTCGTGCATGGTCCAGCAGCAGGGGCAGTTTGTCCGCTTCGTGGACTTCGCCGGAAATCCATACACAACAGACGAAGAGGTCGAAATGGGCCGCACTTCGTTCGCCAGTCGCTTTAATCGGGGTAGTCAATCATGAGTAATGTAACGGTGGCACTGCCGCGCAAGAGCCTGACCGCAGTCGAATGCAAGTTCCTCAAGATCGGCAACCGTCAACTGCTCGAAGCCAACAACGGCCGTATGGCCTCTGCTGCCCTGATGGATATCGTCGCTGACTGGCACGCATCCAGGTCGAACGCAGGCTTTGAAGCGTTCGCCAGGGCCTGGGTTGTTGAGGGCAATGCCAGGAGCACCGTAGCCACCAGATTGCTGATGGAACTCTTCGGCATGAACGAACCAGATCCGAGGAAAGCAGCATGAAAAAGCGTACATACGTTGATAAACCATTGGGCGATACCGAATACCTGCTGGAAAACTGGGGCTCCTGGCGGATGTCTGGAATGGGTGTACCGCGCTATGTCTCCCCGCTGGCAGCCTTGAGGAACCAGTGCGCCCCAGAGGCGACTGCAATGAGTTATGTCATCACCGACGACACTGCAATGCTTGTGGATGCAGCTATCGCAAGGCTTATCACGCGCAACCAGCAGATGGGCGACTTCATCTGGTGGTACTTCGGCTCCAAGTGGACGATGATCCGGATTGCCGAGACTCACAAGATGTCGGAGCGATCGGCCCGCGAAATCATTCGGCAGGGAGTGGCTTGGATCGACGGTGCTTTAGGAGATATTTGCGCAGCAGCGTAAAAAGTTCTTTCAGGCCTGATAAACACCTGTTTTCATGGCACGGTGTTCAGCTGTTCCAGTGCGACACGCAGTTCAAATAACCCCGGCCAAGTGTCGGGGTTTCTCGTTTTTCGCCCTTTGCGTAGACTCGGTGCGAGCATAGACATCAGCTTGAGCTCATAAAAAAATTGATTATGAAGCGTGACATTTTGATTGCGGCTCGCCTTCTCGGTTTTTTGGTCCAGGAGTGCGTAGGGACTGGAGTACCGCGCAATGACATTTGACTTACGTTTGCCGTGACAACTACCTTGAAAAAGGCCGATCCGTTAGTATTATTGTTTCTTCTAGTGGTGCAATAAATTGACGGGGTATGAATGTTTTCTGAGATTACGGATGGTATTAGTCTGCTTTGGCAGACTGTTTGCACTGGGTTCTGGGCCGCTCTATTGGTCGGCGGGATGCTTGCAGCAAAAAGGTATTTCCACCTCGAGGGCAATTGGCCGTACTGGGCTGCTGGAGGGTTAGCGCTATTCTTGCTAATTGTGCCCAATGGATGGCGCGTAGCTTTTGGAACTGACCCACGGGACTATGCAATGCTCTTGGAGGCACGCGAAATGATCCCCGCAACTGCGCTGTTCAAGGCAGATATTTGGGGGGTTCTTATCGGCTCAATAGCTGGTCTGATTGGCTCTCAATTCGTGCCGGTGCGCTGGCACTGGTAAGGTTGCTTTGGTATTTGTCCCCGAGTTTCGGGGTTTTCCATGCCTCGGATTCACATGTAGCTAGGACAGCCTTAGGGAGGACGTGGAGGTCGACCGCTGGATGTGAAGCGTTACGAACACCCGCAGCCAGTAGGTCCTCACTCCATCACACGGGGCAGTGCTGGCGGACTGATGGAAAGACATCACATCCATTCCAAGGCTCGCCATATCGGCGGGCCTTTTTTCGTTTATAGACCCCGAAAGGGCCAAGACCGGATGCGCACTATGCCCGACAAGCCAGACACCTGGGCCAAGCTCTGGATGGCCCTATCGAATCCACTATGGCAGGGCGCGATCATGGCCATCATCGTCTCACTACTGCGAATCCTCTACGACGCGAAAGAGACCAGCAAACGCCGGATCTGCTTTGAAGCGCTTATCTGCGGTGCGCTGAGCCTGGTTGCGTCAAGCCTGATCGAGTGGATGGCCTGGCCGCCGAGCCTTTCAGTTGCCGCCGGTGGAACCATCGGCTTTCTCGGCGTTACCGCCATACGCGAACTGGTGACCCGGTTCATTGGCCGTAAGATGGACATCACATGAAGGCTATCGCCGCTGCAATCATCATCGGCCTTGTTGCCCTGCTTCTCGTCGGTATCCAGCAGTACCGGGTTATCGCTCTCAGTGCTGACGTGCAGTTCGAGGCAGGCGAGAGAAAGAAAGCCGTCGATGCCAACGCCGAGAGCCAGGCCACCATCACCACGCTGCGTGCCGAGGCCCAGCGCAACGCCGCATATCAGAAAGACCTGAGCCAGCGAATCAAGGCCAGCGAAGACAAAGCCAAAAAGGCGAGGAAAGACTTTGAAAAGCTCAAGACCAGTAGCAAGCCTGTTCGTGATTGGGCTGCTCAGCCTTTGCCTAACGGCCTGCGCGGGAAAGCCGCAAGTGGTAGCAAAGACCACGGCAATAAGGCTGGAAGCCCCTGAGCTGATCCCATGCGAGCGCGTCAATGCAGACGATACCGATCTGCGTGACAACGGCGACGTATGGGAGCTGAAGGACCAGGCCATCAAGCTGCTGGATACCTGCGCTGACCAGGTCGACGCGCAGATCGTTCGCAGCAAGAGCCGATAGCACCGCGGAATTACGCCCTGGTTGGTTCGGAGCGTGCGGTAGATCAGAGTCGCGATTGCTTCTCGACCCGCCTCGCATACTCGGCGTCCAGTATCTTGAAGCGGACAAAATCGTGTTTGTCCTGTAGGGCGAGGTATTCATCCTTTTCCTTGAAAGTATTCTCATGTGACGAGTCGCTCAGAATCCTATAACGCTCCGATTCGTCAAGGTTCAAGCCTACGTATACCTCATTACCTCTAGAGCCGGACGACAGTCCTGCAAGTTCGTGTAGAAAGGCTCGTTCTTCCTCTGTGAGCGTGAGCATTGTCTCTCCCTGCCAGTCAATGGCGTCCCCTGATTAACGGGAACCGGACTACCTGTTCTACACCTTTAAGCATCATGGCGCTGGTTTCTCGACCGGCGGACCACGAGCACGCCTATTCCCTGCGGATTCAGCTCGACTCGCACCTACAAGTCTGCGCCCGGGTGGAATGGTTCGCTCACGTTGAATCTGCCGGCTCTCGGGTATCTCAAGCTGACGATCCAGCCGAACAAGTTTCAGGCTGGTTGGAAAGCGTATAGCTGATCAGCGCCACAAATTCAGACGATGCCATTTCGTGGCGCGGAGATAGTTCATGACCGATAACAACACGCTGATTGCGGGTGCTGAGCTCAAGGTCGAGGCGCTACAAGGAGTCGCCAGTGGCTTCATGCTCGATCCATTGGAGCAGGCCATCGAGTCTACCGTTCGAATGATGCGTGATGAGCTTCAGCATATGAAAGACACGCGTGCCAAGCAGTTCTCGCCACTGAGCGAGCGGTTGGGTGCACACCTTGATGCGTTGCTCACGTTGCAGATTCAGCGAGTCAGCGGTGATCAGGCTCGCGCCGGGCAAGTGGCGTTCCACAAAGTGGAGTAATGCATGGCACGACTCAAGACGCTCGGCAACCGCGTAGCTACTCAAGGTGACAGGGTGAGTACTGCGCCTCCAGCTACTTGGCGAGCTGGCAAGACAACGGCGAACCAGCGAGGTTACAACTACGCATGGCAGAAAGCGCGGTTAGTCCACCTGGCTGCGCAACCTCTATGTGTGTACTGCGATCGGGCTGGCTTGGTCGTCGCGGCATCGGTAGTTGACCACTCGGTACCTCATCGTGGTGATCAGGATGTTTTCTGGGACAGAAGCCTTTGGGTTTCCCTGTGCGCCCACTGCCATTCCTCTGTGAAGCAACGCGAAGAAAGCTCACACCAGTTCAGGTGATCCTATGCAAACCGATAATTCCCAGCCGGCTCATTGCCGTGTCGCTGGATGCATTGCTGTGGCCAACAGGAAGGGCGCGGGACTTTGTGAGAAACACTACATCAGGCATCGCCGGCATGGATCCACCGACAAGGCCATAGTGGTCAAGGCTGGATTGCTCAACCATTCTCACGGCTACACGCTGGCCTATGCGCCGGAACATCCGCTGCGCCGCGATTCCAGCTGTAGAGTGTATGAGCATCGTAGGGTTTATCACGCCCAGCATGGGGATGGCCCATTTAGCTGTCATTGGTGCTCAACCGTCGTAAGTTGGGACGACTTGCACGTCGACCACCTTAACGATGTGAAGGATGACAATACTCCCAGCAATCTGGTTGCAAGCTGTGCCACCTGCAACCAGAAGCGCGGCTTCAGCAAGATGGCGCGGACTCACCGGCTGAGGTCCAACCGACGCTACACAGTGCATGGGAAGACGATGTGCCTCATCGAGTGGGCGCGCTATTTGAACCTGTCTCGCAATGCACTGGAGTACCGGCTGAGTGCTGGATGGAAGCTGGAAGACGTGTTCTCCCCAAGGAAAGGCAGGTCGGGACCACCAAGCCGTGCTCAACCCGTAGCTACAGCATGAAGTGGCTCCGGGTCGCGCGTTTTGACCGTTTTCGGCGTGATTTGCATCGTTTTGGTGCGAAATCGGACGGTTTGGAGGGGGGGGCAAAAATATGGGGTTTTCTGATCACTAGACCGCCCTCGACCGCACGTACAGATTTTTTTCCGCTTAGGATTTTTTGTTAATGGCCCTCACCCCTAAAAAACGCGCATTTATCGATGCGGTCAGGGGAGGTGCGTCCAATAAAGATGCAGCCATAGCCGCAGGATACGCGGCTTCCAGCGCTGCGCAGGCGGGTGCGAGACTGGCGAAAGACCCGTTCGTGATGGAGGCTTTAACAGGCTCGGCAGTTAACAAAAAAGTTAACAAATTTGTTAAAGGTAGCTCCCCAGCAGCGGCGTCACCCGCGGCACCTGTCGGCGAGCATGGCCAGGCTGAAGAACAGCCCGACGAGGCTTTCGATCTGTCGAAGGCTTTGCGCTTCTCCGACCCGAAAGACTTCCTGCTGGCAACGATGAATGACTTCGAGGCCGAGGCCAAGCTGCGGGTAGACGCAGCTAAGGCGCTCATGCCGTTCATTCACCCGCGCAAAGGGGAGAGCGGTAAGAAGGAGACGGCGAAGGACAAGGCCGCCGGCGCCGCTCAGGGCAGGTTCAGCGTGCGTAAAGGCCCGCTCTCGGTGGTGAAATGATGGAGTGGTCGACGTCCTGCACAGACTGGGAGCAGCGCATCGTCGCTCGCCAAAGCCTGATTCCTTTCGAGCCTCTGTTCCCGGATCAAGCAACTGAGGCGCTGAATGTCTTTGGCGACCTGCGCATGGTGGATGCTACCGGCAGCCCTCTGATGTGCGAGACAGTCCGGCCGTGGGTGAATGAATTTGTCGCCGCGATATTCGGCGCATACGACCCGTACAGTGGTCGTCGGATGATCAGCGAATTCATGCTGCTGATCAGCAAGAAGAACGGCAAGTCCACCATTGCCGCCGGCATTATGCTGACTGCTCTGGTGTTGAACTGGCGCACCTCTGGCGAGTTCATCATCCTGGCGCCGACCAAGGAAATTGCAGACAACTCCTACATCCCTATACGGGACATGGTGAAGGCCGACGAAGAGCTATCGGCCTTGCTCAAGGTGCAGGATCACTTGCGCACCGTTACACACATGCAGACCGGCGCGACCCTCAAGGTTGTGGCAGCCGACAGCGAGACGGTATCAGGCAAGAAAGCCATCGGCGTATTCATCGACGAATTATGGGTCTTCGGCAAGCGAGCCAATGCAGAGGCCATGCTCCGCGAAGCTACTGGCGGCCTGGCCTCAAGGCCCGAGGGATTCATTATCTGGGCCACGACCCAGTCCGATGCACCGCCTGCTGGCGTGTTCCGGCAGAAGCTGCTTTACGCACGCCAGGTGCGCGACGGTCTCATAGTCGATAAGTCGTTCTTGCCAGTGCTCTACGAATTCCCGAAACACATGATCGACGCGGGCGACCACCGCGACGTCAAACACGCGTATATCACCAACCCGAATCTGGGGCTGTCGGTAGACGAGCCGTTCATTGAGCGCGGCTTCACCCAGGCGCAGATCGACGGCGAAGAGTCGTTCCGTGGTTTTCTCGCCAAACACTTGAACGTCGAGATCGGTTTGGCGCTGCGCTCTGATAGATGGGCCGGTGCTGAGTTTTGGGAAGTGCAGGCCAAGCTGCCCGGCCTGACGCTGGACGATCTGATCGACCGCTGCGAAGTGATCGATATCGGCATCGACGGCGGCGGTCTGGACGACCTGCTTGGGTTTGCGGCAATTGGGCGTGACAAGCACACGCGCCAGTGGCTGTTGTGGACGCATGCCTGGGCTCACCCGTCAGTGCTTGAGCGCCGTAAAGGCGAGGCGCCACGGCTTCATGACTTCGCCAAAGAGTGCCATCTAACCATGGTTCAAGTCATTGGCGATGACCTTGAGGAAGTCGCGGACCTGGCTGCCCGCGTCGAGAAGGCCGGGTTGCTGGATCAGGTTGGCGTCGACCCGGCTGGCATTGGTGGTGTGCTTGATGCGCTGGTCGCCGCTGGCGTACCGCAGGACAAGATCATCGGTATTTCTCAGGGCTGGAAGCTGGGCGGCGCGATCAAGACTACCGAGCGCAAGCTGGCTGAGGGCGGGCTGATCCACGGCGGCCAACCCATGATGGCCTGGTGCTGCGGTAATGCCAGGGTCGAGCCGCGTGGCAACTCGATCCTCATCACCAAGCAGGCTTCGGGCTCGGCCAAGATTGACCCGCTGATGGCCACCTTCAACGCGGTATCCCTTATGTCACTCAACCCCGAAAGCAAAGGCGGGATGGATGACTACCTGAATAATGGTTTCTTCGGACTTGTAGGCTGACTATGTCATTTCGTTGGTACAACCCACTGACGTGGCGTTTCTTTGGCTATACCGATCCGTTGACCGGTGACTACGTCGAAGTCGATCTTGAGATAGGTGGCAAGCGCACCAAGGCTGGGGTGCGCATCACGTCAAAAAATGCGCTGAGCATCGGCATCGTATGGTCATGCGTGAAAATTCTGTGCGAGTCGGTGTCAGGGCTGCCGCTCAAACTGTATGACGATCAGGACGGCAAGCGCGTGTTGGTCCCGTACAAGGACCGGGCAGCAAGGGTGCTGCGTAAGCCCAATCCCTACATGACGCGGCTGAATTTCCTGAAAGCGGCCGTCGTGAACATGGCGTTGCGAGGGAACAGCTACAACCTGATCGAGCGCGCGGCGAACGGCGATCCGATAGCGTTTCTGCCAGTTCCGTTTGACTCGGTTGAGGTCAATACAGACGGCGACCTGATTTATTTCGTGACCCTGGCTGGCGAGCGGTTTCCGGTGTCTCCCGAGAACATGCTGCATTTCAAGTTGTTCAGCATCGACGGCATCGTTGGGCTTTCCCCTATCGAGTACCAAGCCGAAACGATGGGGTTAGCCAAGGCCGCGCAGGACTGGTCGGCGCACTTCATGCGCAAGGGCGGATTCACTGGCGGCTATGTGATCTACGAGCAGTTCCTGACCAAGGAACAGCAGGCGCAGGTCATGGAGAAATTCCCCGATGTTCGTAAAGGTGACGCCGCTGACATCGGCAAGATGGCGATTTTGCAGGGCAACCCCAAGATCATACCGGCGGGCCTCAGTCAGAAGGACAGCCAGTTCATTGAGTCTCAGCAGTTTCAGGAAGAGGCGCTGGCGGGTGTGTGGGGCGTTCCGCTCTATCTGGCCAACCGGGCCGGTAAAACCTCAATCATGGGTTCGAATCTGGAGCAGCAAACCAGCGGCTTCGTAACCTTCGGCCTCAAGCCGTACCTCGACGCCATCGAGGACGAACTCAACGACAAGTTGTTTGCAGGCACGACTCGCTTTGTCGAGTTCATCGTGGAAGGCCTGCTGCGCGCTGACAGTGCTGGTCGATCGGCTTACTACACAGCGGCTCTTGGTGGCTCCGGCGGCTCTGGCTGGATGGCGATCAACGAAGTCCGCGAAAAAGAAAATCTGCCCCCGCTACTGGGCGATCAATACAACCAGGTCACCCGATGGGAGATGCAGACCAATGCTGACAAAAATTGAAGTTCCCTTCGAGGTAAAGGCCGTTGATGACGCAGGTAACTTCGAAGGTTATGCCTCGGTGTTCAACAACGTTGATCTGGGCGATGACGTGATTCTGCCGGGCGCTTTCACCAAGGTGAAGGCAACGCGGGGAGGGCGCTTGAAGCTGGCGCTGTTTCACGACCTGACTCGCCTGGTTGGATCTGCCGAGTTCACCCAGGACGCCCACGGCCTGTTCCTGAAAGGCAGGATCAACCTTGCCGTCAGCTATGCCCGTGATGCCTACGAGCTGATGAAGGAGGGCACGCTGGACAGCATGTCCATTGGCTTCAACACGCTGCTGTCGAGTTACGAAGAGCGTGCAGGCCGCCAGATTCGCATCATCAAGGAGGCTGAGCTGTGGGAAGCCTCAATCGTCCCGTTCGGCATGAACCCCGAGGCGACCATTACCGACGTGAAGTCGGATATCAGACTTTTTGAAAAGGCCCTGCGTGAACGCATGGGCCTTTCGCAAAAGGAGGCGGCTGCGGTCGCCTCGCTCGGCTATACCGCCGTCCACCGTGATGGTGGTGCAGCGGACACGGTGATCGTGGATGAGCTGAAAGCAATCTCCCAACTGTTCAATACCCAATTTGGAGTTCAGCCATGACCGCTGACGTAAAAGAAATTCGCGAATCCCTCGAAAAACAACTCAAAGAGGGCTTCGGCAACCTGCAAGTGAAGTACGACGCCGTTTCTGGCGAGCTGGAAAAAGGCAACGCTGTGGCTGGAGATCTGAAAAAGCAGATCGAAAACCAGAAAGGTGAGCTGGAGCGCATCATCGAGCAGGTGCAAGTTCTTGAAGAGAAGGGCATCAAGCTGCGTGGCCAGGGCGGCGACAAGAAAGGCTTTATTGACTTCGTCAAAGGCAATGACGACTTCAAGGCCATGAGCTCGCGAAAGCAGGATAAGGCTGAAATCGAGATCACCAAGTCCGACATGGCGTCGATGACTGAAATGAAAGTCACCAGCTCCGGCCTGGTGGTCCCTCGGTACGACCCGACTATCCAGGACGTACCACGCCAGAACCTGCTGATTCGCGACCTTATCCCGAGCACTCCGGTAGACGGAAATTCTTACAGCTACTTCGTCGAGAACGTCCACACACGCGGCGCTGGCATGGTTGCTGAAGGCGGTGTGAAGCCCACCAGCAACGTGACGTTCACCCAAAAGACCGACACCATCAAGAAGATGGCGGTTTGGATGCCGATCACCGACGAAGCGCTGGACGATGTGCCGCAGCTTTATTCCTACATTCAGGAACTGCTGCGCTACGACCTGAAGCTGGAAGAAGAAGGGCAGATCCTCAAGGGTGACGGTCAAGACAACAATCTCAACGGCGTCATGACCCAGGCAAGAGCATTTGACGCTGCTCTGTCCAAGACTGGCGACACGGCAATCGACACCGTGCGCCGCGCGATCTACCAAGTCCGCAAGCAGTCCAAGCGCGCCGCAGATGCCGTGGTCATGACCGACCTCGACTGGATGAACATCGAGCTGCAGAAGGATGCGGAAAACCGCTACCTGTTCGCCAACCTGCAAGGCCTGGTCACTCCAATCCTTTGGGGGCGTCCGGTAGTTGCTTCGGACAGCATGGACGAGGGCGATGGCGACACCACAGGTGGCGAGTTCCTGACCGGCTCGTTCGCCCAGGGCGCGCGCATCTATGACCGCATGGCGTTCACCGTGAAGGTCGGCATGATCAATGACGACTTCGTACGCAACCAACGCGTCGTGCTCGTAGAAGAGCGTCTTGGCTTGGCGGTCCGCCGTCCATATGCCTTCGTCAAAGGTCGCTTCGCGGCCAAGTAAGCAGCACTTCATTCACAAGGGCCTGACGGCCCTTTTTTTATGGATAACGAATATGAAAATTCGAGCGCTGTGGGGCTTTAAGGGCATCCAAACAGAGTTGAAAAACGCCACGGGCCAGGCCCGCGCTGGCGAAGAGTTCGACGTTAGTGATGAATACGGGCACACCCTGGTAGGGAAAGGTTTGGCTGCAGAGGTTGACGGCAAAACCGCTCCCAAGACCAACAAGCAGGCCAAGCCCGAAGAGAACAAGTAAATGATCGACCTGGCGCGCGTGAAGCTCCACCTCAAGGTGGACGGCGAAGAGGAAGACACGCTCATTGCTGGCTACTTCGAGGCGGCCAAGTCTCACGTCGCCATGCACTGTGACCGGGAGCTGGTCGAGGGAAATCCAGCCGGGCCAGAGCAGATGGGTTTTACCCCGGACGTCGAGCAGGCCGTATTGCTGATGGTCGGTCACTGGTATGCAAACCGCGAAGCCGTCGTTATTGGAGGCGCGCCTGCTGAGGTGCCGCTGGCGGTAGACCGCCTGCTTTGGTACAGGAAGAGATTCTGATGAGAGCAGGCTCAATGCGACACCGTCCTACGCTCTATAAGCCTGCGCGGGTCAAGAATCGAACCGGTGGTTTTGACGACACCTGGATAGAGTCCGGCCAGCTTTGGGCCGAGATCACGCTGCCTACCGGCCGCATCGAGGCCGTTGCTGAAAAGCTTTCTGCGGTGGTTACCGCAGAAGTCCGGGTCAGGCCACGGCCAGACCTGATTGCAGGCTGCCGCCTGGTGAACAGAGGCGTCACGTATCTGATTGTGGCTGCACTGCCAGACAACGAGCTTTCAATGCTCCGTCTGCTCTGCACCAACGTCCCCAACCCTTGAGGAAATCCCATGAATGTTAGAGCACTTGCCAACATCTCCGGCGCCGTAGGCGAGCGGACTACAGGCGATGAATTCACTGTGGACGCTGCTACGGCAAAGTCTCTGATTGAGCGAGGCCTGGCCGAAGAGGTCAAGAACACCCCTGCGCAGAAAGCCGAAAAGGCAAAGGAGTAACCCATGGCTCGCCGGTCTCGTATGTCCGGTGACTTCAAGCTACGCCGGACGCTGCGCAACATCCATCAGAACGTGGATAACGAGCTGCGTCCGGCCATGCAGGAGGCCGCCAACAAGATCCTGGCCACCATGAAGTCGACCATCCCTCGGGACACTGGCGAAGCGGCTGGCGCCCTGAAGGCGTTTATCTCCAAAAGTGGCTTGGATGCGCAGATCGGCATTCGTGGCAAAAAGGACAACCGTCGATTCTTCTACCTGCGGTTTCTTGAATATGGCACCAAGGGCTACGACGGGAAAAAGCGCGCGGGCAACCGTAGTCGCTCGATCAAGAACAAGTCGGACGGCTCAACGTTTTTCGGCAAGTACCCGCGCATACCTGCACTGCCAGCTCATCCGTGGTTGCGGCCTTCGCTGGACGTGAACCGGGAGGTGGTGATGGCAGACATCCGCGCCGCCGTGAATCGAACGCTGAAGAAGGCCAGTCAGGGAGGAAGCGATGGCTGATCCGTCCGTTGCCCTGCAGGTCGCACTTTTCGAGCGGCTACAGGCCGAGGTGTCATGCCCCATCTACGATGGTGCACCACTGGACACGCCCATGCCGTATGTCTCGATCGACCGCGAAATCTCGACCAACACCAGCCCTATCGCCGGGCGCAAGCGTCAGCAGCGCCTGCTCTACCTGACCGTCTGGTCGGATGCGCATGGCCAGGCCGAGGTCAAGCGTATCAACGCTGAAGTGACCGCCGCGCTTGATGAGAGGCCGCTGCCGCTGGAAGTTGGCAGGGCAGTGTCTGTGCGCGTCGAGCGCGCCGACTCACAGCGTGATGCCGACGGCGTCACGTACATGGGCGCTATCACCGTACGCGTCATCACCACTCACTGATTCAACATCTGCCGCCTCGCGGCTTTTATCCAATGTGCCTTTTGGAGGATTTTCCATGGCCGACAATCTGAACACCGCTGCAGGGTGCCGCCTTGGCCTCGGCACCAAGACCGGCGCCGATACCGAAGCCGATTACAAAAAGGACGTATACGTCGACGTCGGCGAAATCGAAGACCTGGGCGAGTTTGGCGACACCTTCAGTTCGGTGACCTTCACGTCGCTGAAGGATGGCCGCGTGCGTAAGTACAAGGGCACTGCTGACGCTGGCGACATGACGCTGACCGTCGGCCTGGACAATGGCGACGCGGGACAGAAAGCCGTAAAGGTTGCCCACAAGGACCGCTCCAAGGGCGATTACAACATCAAGGTCACGCTGAACGACGGTGACGCGACAGCAACGCCCGCCGTGCTGCCGACCACCTTCTACTTCCGCGTGAAGGTGATGAACAACACCGTTGCGCCTGGCGCAGCTGACAACGTTGTGCGCCGCAACATCACCATGGGCATCAACTCCGATGTCCTCGAAATCGCTGCCGGCCCTGCCGCCTGATCGGGTGAAACATGAGCAAGACATTGCACGGCAACATCGATCTTGTCATTGGCGGGGCCACCTACCAACTACGGCCGACCCTGGCTGCCGTCCGTGCTATCGAGGCGCGTTTCGGCGGACTCCGAGGTGCAGCGAGCGCGCTGCATCAGGTCAGCGTGGACGGCGCCGCGCTGATCATCGCTGCTGGCGCCAACCTGACTGAAAAGCAAACGGAAGGCCTGGCAGAGGCGGTATGGCAGGCGGGCGTAGCAGACATGACCCCGCAGCTGAACGATTACCTGGCAGCCTTGTACAACCCGCGCGGTGGTGAGCCGGGAAAGGAGCAGCCGACGGAGTCAGCGCCGTAGAGGCGGGGAGCTACGTCGATCGGCTTTACGCGGTGGCCACCGGCTGGCTCGGTTGGTCACCGCAAGTGGCGTGGCATACCTCGCTGCCTGAACTGTTCCTCGCCATGGACGCGAAGATCGAGTGGGCACGCATGACCAGCCCTTTCCCCAGCAAGACGCAATCCAGTCCCCAATCCAAACCCAAACCGACGACTGTCGCGCAGAAGCTGCGCATGGCGCTCACCGGCAAGGGCAGCACATAACGTTTTTCCGGAGTTCCTTACGTGGCCGATACCGACGTCCAAGGCATGCTTGTCCGCATTGAAGCCACCACGGCGCAGCTGCGGCAGGAACTGACGCGCTCAGAAGGTTCGGTGTCGAGCACAGCTCATAACATCGATCAAAGCCTGGGCCGGATCGACAACGCTTTCGACCGAGTGAACGCCAGCGCCCAGACGGTGGGCCGCGCGGTCACATCAGCATTCGATCAGATCGGCACCGGTAACCTGGCCGCTGCAGGATCGATCGCCGGGTTGGTGGCGCTGACGACCAGCACCATTGATTACGCGAAAGAGGTCAAGAACCTTTCCGCGCTATCGAACACAACGGTCGAAGACTTCCAGCGCATGGCTTATGGCGCAAAAACCGTCGGCGTTGAGCAGGACAAACTGGGCGACATCCTGAAAGACACAAACGACCGCGTCGGCGAGTTTCTGCAGCGCGGCGGCGGCGAGATGTCTGATTTCTTCAAGGAGATCGCACCGAAGATCGGGGCAACTGCTGGCCAGTTCGCTAATCTTTCCGGGCCACAGGCCTTGCAGCTTTACTACACCTCGCTCGAAAAGGCCGGGCTGAATCAGCAGCAGATGACGACCTACATGGAGGCGATGGCCGACGAAACCACGGCATTGATTCCACTGCTGCGCAATAACGGCAAAGGGTTCAAGGAGTGGGGGGATCAGGCCGATCGCGCGGGCAACATCATTTCTGAATTCAACATCAACCGTCTCGTCGCAGCGGGGCAGGCTATTTCCGGTTTGAAAGCAACCTTCTCTGGGGCGGCCAACCAGATCACTATCGGCCTGCTGCCAGGTATCGAGAGCATCAGCAAGTCTCTACAGGGCCTGAGCGATAACGGTGGTGCTCAGCGCCTTGGGGAGACGATCAGTTTTCTGGCCGAGAACGTGGATGTACTGGTCGCAGCGCTGGGCGGCAAGATGGCGGCGGCTTTCGCCAAGTTCGCCATCGATGCGGTGACATCGTCTGCGGCGGCTACAAAGGCGACGCTGACCAACATCGCTACCACCAAGGCATCTGCTATCGCCAAGGCCGAGGAAACGGCGGCGTCGGCAGCGTCTTCTGCGGCCAAGCTACGTGAATCAGTCGCGGCATACTCGGCAGCTCAGGCGTTGGAAGCGGAGACAATCGCGCGTCTCGCCCAGGTGCAAGCCGCGCGCCAGGCGCTCGCCTATCAGGCCAGCCTGGCCGTCGGTACGGTGGAAGAGACGCGATACACCGCCGCGCTGGCCGCCATGGATGTTGAACTTGCAGCAGCCAAGACGGCCGCAGCCGCTGCCACCCAGCGCCTGGCAATCGCTACTGCGGCGTCTTCGTCTGCTATGGCGCGCGACACGGCGGCCACGGTCGCCAACGCTGCAGCCCAGGCTCAGGCCGCAGCGGCCAAGAACGTGCTCGCGCGGGCGAGCTCGTCCCTGCTGGCGCTGCTGGGTGGCCCGGCCGGTATCGCGGCGCTGGCGATCGGCGTCGGCGTGGCTTTCCTGGCCATGGGGTCCAATGCCCAGACCGCCCGCACGGACGTGAACGATCTGAAGCGTTCGGTCGAGGAAGTGCGCAAGGAGTTCGCTCAGCTGACACGCGACCAGCAGCAAGGCGCACTGGTGCGTATCTCCGAGCAGCAACGCGACTCGGCCAACGAAGCGGCGGACGCATTTGAGGGCTTGCGCACTTCGATGCAGCGTGCGCTCATCGGCCCGCGCTCCAGCGAAGCCGGCGGCAAACAATTCGCTGCGTTGGCGAGCAGCATGGACGAAGCCAGGAAGGCGGGACAACCACTGTCCGACACGATTCTCAAGGTCGGCCAACAGCTTGGCATTCCTCAGAAACAGCTGGACGGCTGGGTCAAACAGTCCGAAGCAGTCAGCACGCTCGACGTTAATACCAACCTGCTGGCGGCCCGCCAGGCGCTGTACACCAAGCAGCTCGACGGCAGCACCAAAAGTACGAAGGACAAGACCGACGTCGATATTGCCGCCGACAACGCCGGCAAGAATTATCAGCAGACCCTCGACAAGCAGATCCATGCGCTCAAGGACAAAACGAAGCTCGAGGAAGCCGACCGGTTCATTACCGAGAACAAGATTGATCCGCAGGGCAAGCTCGCTAAGCAGATCCGTGACACTGCCAAGGCCTACGACGCCCAGAAGGACGCGGACAAGTCTGCGACAGAGTCGGCGCAAAAACATAAAGAGGCCCAGAACAAGCTCGAGCAGCAGCTCAAGACCGCTGCTGATGCCTACGCCAAGCTCAAGGAAAGCTTCGATCCGGTCAGTGCGGCGGCGGATGAGCAGACGAAAAAAACCGAGGAACTGCGGCTGCTTTACAAGTCCGGGAAGATTTCTACGGAAGAGTACGGCCAAGGCCTGCAATGGCTGAAACAGCAGTATGACCAGACCGTGGCGTCGGCCAACGGCATGGCTGAGGCCATGAAGTACGAGGCCGATCTGCAGCGTCAGCTCGCGCTCGCCAGCGCTTCATATGGGCAGGCGGCGTCGGCGGTCGGCATGGGCAGCAAAGAGGCCGAGCGGTCGCAGGCTCGCCTGTCGCTTGAGCAGGACACCAACAACAAGGTGCTGGCTTTGCGCACCGAGCTGGCAACCGCTACCACGGACAAGCAACGCCAGGCATTGGAAACGCAAATTGCACTCACTGAGCAATATGGCGCCAGGCAAGTGCAGGTCATGCAGGACGGCTGGCAAAAGGTGGATCAGGCGCAAGGTGATTGGACCAATGGTGCTAAAGCAGCGTGGCAGAACTACCGGGACGACGTTGCCAATATCGCCGGACAGACTCAGTCGCTGATTTCTGACGCGTTCGACGGCGCCGAGGATGTTCTAACCGAGTTCGTAAAAACCGGAAAGCTGTCGTTCAAAAGCCTGGCTGACTCCATCGTCGATGACTTGATCCGCATCCAGGTGCGCAAGGCGCTGGTTGGCGCCGTGTCATCTTTTGCCAGCAGCGGCCTGGGATCAGGTATCGCCTCGGTGTTTCAGGCTGATGGCGGTGTCTGGGATCGAGGCGTGCAGAAGTTCGCCAAGGGCGCCGCCTTCACCAACTCCATCGTCAACACCCCGACGCTTTTCGGTATGGCGGGCGGTAAGACTGGCATGGCGGGCGAGGCAGGGCCGGAGGCGATCATGCCTCTAACCCGCGCTGCTGATGGCTCGTTGGGTGTCCGCATGGTAGGCGGTGATGCAGGTGGCGCCAGTCCGGCGTCGACCTCGACCGCGCTGGGAAGCGTTACCCAACACTTCACCTTCCAGGGCAACGCTGACGCCGTATCGAGAGCCGAGGTCCGGCGCGCAGCCCAAGAGGGCGCACAGGCGGCATACCAGATGGTGCTTAACGATTTCAAAACTAACGGGCCAGCCCGGCAACTGATCAAACGCTGAGTACCAGCATAAGGAGGCGTCATGGCGCACGATTGGCCTGAATCGCTTGAGCCATCGCAAACAACATGGGGTGTCACGTACAACAACCGCGCATTCACTTCCATTCTGTCGAACTCGCAACAAATCCTTGGCTACCCCGGCGCGTACTGGATATGCACGATGACCTTCGGCGTGCTGTTTGATGAGGACGAGCGGCAGCTCACCTCGCTGATCGGGAAATTGCAGGGCATGTACGGGACTGTGAATATTCCCGCTATGACCCGAACCCGAGTCGACGACATCGGTGCTGCCGTAGTGGTGTCAGGCTTTTCCCAAGCCACGTTTATGACCATTGGCGGCGTGATACCCAGCGCCAAGGTGTTTTCAATGGGTGACTACATCACTGTTGGCGGTGAAATGTTCGAGGTGATAGAGGATGCCAGTTCGACCGCGGAGGGCAGGGTGCAGGTTTCGCTCAACAAGCGCATCCGGAAAACGCTGACCGTGGGAGCGCACGTTGAATATCGCAACCCCTATTCGGAGATGCGCCGTTTAGACGACACCCACCAGGTGGTTCAGGATCCGTTGGTATCCAACAGTGCTTTGCAATTCAGGGAGGCGTTCTGATGCCCTCAGCGTTTCCTTTTAGTCAGCGCGTGGTGGATATCATCGCCACTGGCAAATTCATGCCGGTCTACGCCGTGCAGCTGGACTTCGCCGACGGCATGGTTTTCGCTCACACCGGAACCGGCGAGCTGGTCGTCGACGGTATCACCTACGAAGGCGTGGGCAATTTCGGTCAGGTCAGCCAGTCGAAAGAAAGCGACAACTCCGGTTCTCCCATGTCGGTGGATCTGACGCTGAGCGGGCTGGACTCCTACATCCTTTCTGAAACCAACGTGCGCGGTTGCCGGGGCCGAATGGCCAAGGTCATCTTCGTAGTGTTCGACGAGGCTGGTAACTACGCCGCCGACATTCTGTTTTCCGGCCGCATGGACGCCGCCAAATTCTCGTTCGCAGGGAATGGCCAGGAAGGCAACACAATCACCGTCCCGGTCATCGACCGAATGGCCGAATGGAGCCGAACCGGCACCGAGCGCTGGACGGACGAAAACCACCGCGCCCGGCACCAGGGCGACCGGTTTTTCTACGCAATCGCGCAAATGTCCGAATGGCCCATCTACTGGGGGTCTGCCAAGGATGCGCCGACCTTCACCTACGGAAATTAGCTATGCGCCATCGAGACTGGACTACGCGTCTGAACGACGTGATCAAGGCTGCCCAAGGGCGGCCTTTTTCGTGGGGCGAATTTGACTGTTGCCTGTTCGCCGCCGACTGCTCGAGCGCCGTGTGCGGTGTCGATCCTGCAGAGCAATACCGAGGCACCTACAAGACCGAGGCTGGTGCCAAGCGCGCGCTGAAGAAACGTCACGGCAGCCTGGAAGCTGCATGGGATGCCTGCTTTGCAAGGGTTGCCGTTCCGTTTATCCAGCGCGGCGATGTCGTGCTGTACGAAGCACCGGCAGGACGCAGCATGGCCGTGTTCTGGGCGGGTGATTACTGGGCAACGACCGATGACGGCGTTGCTCGAGTTATGTGCGAGCCGTTGTCAGCCTGGAGGGTTGAATAATGCCCAGTGGCGTTAAAAAGATTGCCCAGGTCGCCGTCGGCGCAGTGATCGGCTTCGTTCAAGGCGGTCCTGCGGGCGCTGTGGTGGGTGCAGGTCTGGCCTTCTACGCGGCATCGCAGCAGGAGAAGCTCAACACCAAATCCCCTTTGCGCGATAACGAGCCGTCCGCTCAGACGGTAAGGTCGTCAAAAGCACCTATCCGGTTCATCCTCGGCCGTGTATCCACCGGCGGCGTGCTGGTATGGGCGCAGGAGCAGTCTGGCACCGCAACCGAGGGCGAGCTGTTGCACTTGGTGTACGTGCTGTGCGAGGGCGCGGTAGACGGGATTGAAAATATCTACCTTGGCGAAGAGGAAATCAGCACATACGGCGAGTTCGCCAGCTATGAACTGATCGTCAATCCGACAGAAGTTAACCCGTATCTGAAGGCCAACTGTCCCGACTGGAAAGATAGCCAGATCGGGCGTGGGCTATCATTCCTGCGAATCACTCTGAAGTACAGCGCTGAGAAATTCCCGTCGGGAATTCCCGAAATGCGCGCTGTATTACGAGGCCGAAACGACATTTACGACCCGCGCACCGGCAACAACATCTACACCACTAACACCGCGCTGCACATCCTCTGGTTCCTGCGTAACCGTTGCAATGTTCCGGACGACGAGATCATTTTTGAGACCTTCGCGAGTGCGGCAAACGTCTGCGACGAAGCACTGACCAATGCCGACGGCTCGGTCAGCCAGCGCTATCGTACCTCCTGCGTGATTGGGGCTGACGAGCAGCGCCCGGGCGTACTGCAGAAGCTGGAAGCGTCATGCGCCGGCAAGCTGATCCGCGTCGGCGGTCGCTGGATGCTCCAGGCAGGGGCCTATTACGGTCCGTATGACTTCGAAATCACCGAAGACATGATCGTCGGCACCGTGGTCGGCAGCAGCGAGTCGACCAACGATTCCGCCATCAACACGGTGCGCGGCACATTCATCGATCCCGCGCAGTCCTGGACCGAGACGGATTACCCCGAGGTCAGCGTTTCCGAATGGATTCTTGAGGACGGCGGCGAAGCTGCGGAAACGATGACGTTCCCGTATGTGGACGACGCGTACCAGCCTCAGCGCCTGGCAAACATCGCGTTACGCCAACGCCGGGCAGGCGGGGCGATCAGCCTGCCGATGAACTTTTCAGGCTACAACTGCCGGCCCGGCCGCGTAGTCCTCGTCAACCTGCCATCGCTGAACATCTTTGGTGAGTTCATCGTCTCTGACTGGTCGATGGGTGACAACGAAGGCTGCACGGTCCAGGTCAAGCAGTACGAGGCGGCGATCTTTGATGACGCCGTGGGTCAGCCTTACAGCCCGCTCGGCTTCATCAACCTGCCAAGCGGTGGTCTGGGGTCGCCCTCTGGGCTTGCATGGGCGGCTGGCGATGTTGCTGAGGTGGTACAGGGCGTGCTGTCGTGGGTTCCACCCCAGGGCATCGTCACCTCATATGTGGTCACGATTCGCCAAGGCGGCAATGCCGTACAGTCCCGCGCTGTGCCCGCCACTGCCAACACGCTGGCTATCAACGGTCTGCCGTCGGGTGCGTACACAATGAGTGTGGCTGCTCTGGGGCCTATGGCCAGGTCCGGCGAGGCGACGATATCGGTGAGCATTCAGGGGCCGCCAATACCGGAATCGTGCCTAGTGCAGTCCTCGCTCGACAGCATCGTGCTGATTCCTCAAAACCCGAATCACGCGCTGAACGGCGGCACCTACGAGTATTTTTTCAGCACCAATCCGAAGGCAACATCAGGCACGGCCGAGTATCTTGGGCAGGGCTTGTCGTTCACTCACAACGGCCTGGCGTTTTACACCAACTATTACTACTTCATCAGATCGTCCAATGCATACGGGAAGAGCGCTTTCCTCTATGTGCCTGCATCTACATCGAACGATGTCTCGGCCTACCTGGCGGCTATAGCCGGGCAGATCACCGAAACCGAACTCGGACAGAAGCTACTGAAAAAGATCGAGCTGATCGAGCAGTTGCAAGACCAGATCAATGCGCTAGACGGACTCAAGGCCTACGACCCAGACGAGACATATGAAAAAGGTCAGATGGTCGTGGACGATGGCCGGATCTATCAGGCTGAACAGGCAGTGCCCAAAGGAACGCCGCCACCGAACGCCGCGTACTGGGATGACGTCGGAACGCTGCTAGAGACGGCCAACGGCTTGGCTGCCCAGGTTCAGACCCACACCACCGAAATCAACGAGTTGAATGGCGTCGTCACTGCCCAGGCGTCGAACATGCAGGCGCTACGGGCCGCGTATCGTGAGGATGACGGAGAGGGCGCGCTGGCGGATGCGCTGAAGGGCTACAACAGCGCGGCCAGCATTGTTCAGGAGGCTGTTACCCGAGCCGCTCAGAACGAAGCCACGGCACGAACAATAACGCAACTGACGGCCACGGTGGGTGCAAACACCAGCCAGGTCACTGATCTGCGTGAGGTAGTCAGCACCAACCAGGCATCTACCGCAAGCTCGCTTCAACAGCTTTCGGCCTCGGTCGCATCTGCAAATAATGCCGCTGCCCAGAACACAGCAGCGATTCAGCAAACCGCTACCGCTTATGCGGACACTGCAGGGAAGCTGAGCACGATGTGGTCTGTGAAAATGCAGGTCACGCAGGACGGACGTTATGTGGCGGCGGGCTTCGGTTTTGGTATTGAGAACACCGAGGCAGGTCTGCAAAGCCAGTTCTTGGTGAGCGCTGATCGATTTGCCATCGTTAACTCAATGGCGGGCGGGGCTATATCGACACCTTTCGTTGCGCAGAACGGCCAGCTGTTCCTCGGCCCTACCTTCATCATGGACGGGACGATCACCAACGCCAAGATAGGCAGTTTCATAAGCTCGACTGACTATGTGGCCGGGCAGCGAGGTTGGATCTTGCGCAAGGATGGGACGCTCGAGATCAACGGATCAGGCGCTGGCGGCGGCAGGCTGGTGGTAACCAATCGATCAGTCCGGGTCTACGACACCAACAACGTCAAACGCGTGCAGTTGGGAGACCTCAGCGAATGAGCAATGGCATGAGGGTGTGGGGCGCAGATGCTGCGCTCCAACTGGACGAGAATTCGTTCACGATCCGGGTTGTGCTGTCGACGCTTGTCACGTTCTCCGGCTCCACAAAGACCAGCCAAGACTTCGCGGTGCCTGGAGTGGGGCCGGGGAACGGAGTGGCAATGGTGATTCCGGCCGGCACCTACGACAGCAATCAACGGCAGCATGAAACAGAACTCGTTGACGGTATCGCGAAGGTCTACAACCACACCAGAACTTATGGATCAAGCACGGTTTCCTCGGGAACTATGCGCCTGATCGTTATGAGGTTTTCATAATGGCGGAAGCATACGGCCTAGAGTTTTCTAACAACAGTAACGTGGTAGTTCTTGACTCGCAATATGCGCGTCTGATGGTTATTGCTTCGGGACGTTTTCAGCCCACCGAGGAAAGTGGGCTTGGCTCGACCACGTATTTTCCTAGGCCAGTGACATCTCAAGAGCCGCCGTTGGTATTTGTTAGGCCTGATACTGTGAATGCAGTTGCAGGTCTTTGTATGATGCGTCTTGTGGGATCAGCTGGTAATTGGACAGGGTTCTACGTCCGAGCGTATGACGTGAATACCGCGCAACCCAATGGGCGGTATTTTGTCGCGCAGTTTGCGGCGCAGCCGGTGGCGGATTACGGCATGCGTCTATGGGATGGCGCGACAAATCTGCTATTTGATTCTGGAACGCCGAGCGCAAACTTTACCCGCGCGTTTCAGAACTGGAATTATGAGCGGTACGATTATTCTTCGCAGAACTTTGTTCGCTGCTATTACTCGGTGCCTTTTAATTTTCCTGATAACGAATATCTACTTATTAACTCGTTCGGAATGGGGCTGAACTCGGGTAGTGGTATATCCAGAGGACTGTATTGCTGGTGGGACTTTCCGAATAATAAGCTTTATGCAATTACCACTGCGCCAGCCAATCCGACAGCATTCTTTCTACCAGCAGTCTTTGCAAAGATGAACGTCTGACCCATAAATTGATTGAGTAAACATCATGCCTTGGTACAAGTCGGGTACGGTTTCCGTTACCCAAAATTCGAACGCGGTCATTGGCACCAACACTGCTTTCATCGCAAACAGCAGGGTAGGCGACGGCTTTCGCGGGCCAGATGGTGGCTGGTATGAGGTGACCAACATTGCCAGCAATACCGCGATGTCGATTGCACCGAACTATCAGGGAGCCACCAACAGCGCGGGCGGGTATGCGCTTGCCCCAATGCAGGGGTACGTCAAGGATTCTGCTGATGCGCTTCGGGCGCTGGTCAACCAGTTCGGCTCTACGCTTGCGGTGCTGGGTACTTCTGGCACATTGGCAGGAGTAAGGGCGGCGCTTGGTATTACAAATACGGATGGATTGCCCGAAGGTGCCGCTAAATATTTCACGGAGGCGAGGGTAAGGGGCACGCCTCTAACAGGTTTTTCGTCTGCAGACGCCTCATCGGTGTTGGCCGGTGACTCTGTACTGACAGGCATCGGTAAAATACAGGCAAGATTAATCAGCTCCGGCTTGGGCTATGACGCCCCCCTGACATCCATAGACCACAACAACAAACCTTGCGGAACGATAGGAGCCTATCAAAGGACGGATTGGACCGGAACAACTCCCGACGCCGGCGGTGGTTCTATGCCTGCGTGGTTCAACGTATTATCCATGGGGATTGAAACCCGAAAAAGCATGATAGTAATGCAAGCCTATAACGTGAGTTCGGCTTGGCCTCGAATGTGGATTAGGGCACGCCATGATAATAATTATTCTAGTGAGTGTGAGGTATATACAACCAAAAACACTATGCGCTCATCTGATGGGACTTTAAAGGCAATCTAAATGGCGACTCGCGCAGCAATAAATATCCTTGGTTCTAATGGAGAGCTGATAGACATTGTCAGCTTGGGCGTAGGCAGTGTTACCACTGAGCATAGGGAAGTCGGTCATTATAGGGTTCTGGGGACCTTGGGAATGGCTCCGCCGCCGCTGGGCTGGGGATATGTGATCAACCAAATGGATGTGGGAGCAGAGGTAAGCATCCGCTATGAGGACGATGTACTCAATGTGTTTGTTACCAAAGAAGGCACGCCTGCCGATCTTCTGCATAGCATTACACTTCATGTCGCAGTTGATGATCTGCCGATTCCTGACATTCGAGAACCCGACCAATTAGATACCGATCCTGCTGAAAAGGTAATCATCCAGAGTCAGAAGCTTAGAGCGGCCGCTGACTTTGCGATGGCCCCCCTACAAGATGCATTCGACATCGGGGAGGCGACCGAGCAAGAAGCATTGTCTTTGAATGCCTGGAAAAAATACCGCCTGCTGCTCAGTCGGATATCTGAGCAGGCAGGCTATCCACACAGCATCGACTGGCCAGAGGTCCCCATCTAAGCCTCGCTAAAACATCCAAGCCCGCCATTGAGCGGGTATTTTTTCGCCTGGAGAAAATCGAATGTCTATCACAGCGCAGCAGCTGCTGCAGATCCTCCCGAACGCCGGCCAGAGAGCCGGCGTTTTTGCACCCGTCCTCAACACAGCGATGAGCAAGTACCAGATCGTGACACCGCTGCGCATCGCGGCGTTCATTGCACAGGTCGGTCATGAGTCCGGCCAGCTGCGCTACGTCCGCGAGCTTTGGGGGCCGACTCCGCAGCAACTGGGGTACGAGGGCCGCAAGGACCTTGGCAACACCGTTGCGGGTGACGGCTCGAAATACCGTGGCCGTGGCCTGATCCAGGTGACGGGCAGGGCCAATTACGAAGAGTGCGGCGAAGCGCTGGGCCTGGACCTGATCGACCACCCCGAATTGCTCGAGCTACCGCAGCACGCCGCGATGTCGGCGGCGTGGTTCTGGCACCGGGCCGCGCTCAATACGCTGGCCGACAAGCGCGAGTTCGTGACCATCACCAAGCGCATCAACGGCGGCACGAATGGCTTGGCTGATCGGCAGGCGCTGTATGCGCGGGCGCTTGAGGTGCTGGCGTGAAGGCCCTGCCGTGGAAGGCAGTCGGCCTGCTGCTGATACTGCTTGCGCTGGCCTGTGCGTTGTACGGGGCATACCTGCACGGCGTAACCGTTACCGATCTGGCCTGGAAGGCAAAGTGGGCGGAGGAAGTCAGCACCCAATCCGAAGCGGTGGCCACCACGACCATCGAGTACCGAACCGAAGAGCAACGCCGCCAGAAAGCGGCCAATCAGGTGGCAAACGATGCAAGACAAGAACAGACCGCTGCGCTTACTGATGCTGCTGTCGCTGACGCTGCTGGCGACCGGATGCGCGTCGAAGCCGGAAAGCTGGCAGCCACCGCAAGTTGCGCCCCCGGCGATACCGGCGCTGCCGAACGAGGCAAGGCAGCCAGCCGCGCCGCCATGGTGCTCTCCGACCTGCTCGGCCGGGCTGACGCGCGAGCGGGAGAGCTGGCAAAGGCTTATGACCAATCCCGAATAGCCGGGCTGGCGTGTAACCGCTTTGTCGATGAGCTATCCAACACCACCAATTCAGCCAGGCCGTAGGCCGCCGGGGAAGCACTGTGCAGACAGCAACGAAGCAAGAAACCTACGACCGCACGATGAAAGTGACGTTGGCAGTGAAGGCGAACGGCGGTTCCGTGACGGTCCAGATCCAGGCCGGTGACAACTGGATCATCACCGACACGTTCTGGGCAGACGGCGCCTACCAGTTGAGCATTCCGCCAGCGGCGATCCGCTACGTGCCAGCTGGTGGCGCTGCATTTGAGGTGTATGCATGAGCCTTCTGGTCAACCCGATCCCGAGCCGCCAACCGATCCGGCGCGGCCTGGGCCTGCTCGGCGATAGCTTCTCGGGCAACTGCCACACCATCGCGGCAACGGCGTTCGGCACCGAGGCGTATGGCTATGCGGCCTGGATCGCGGCGCGCACCGGCCTGTTTCCCAGCTACCTCGACAACCAGGGCAAGCTTGGCGACCACACCGGGCAGTTTCTGGCCAGGCTGCCGGCCTGCATTGCGTCGTCCACTGCCGACCTGTGGCTGCTGTTGTCGCGCACCAACGACAGCACCACGGCAGGTATGAGCCTGGCCGACACGAAAGCCAACGTGATGAAGATCGTCACCGCGTTCCTGAACACGCCCGGCAAGTACCTGATCGTCGGCACCGGCACGCCGCGCTTCGGTGGCAGGGCGCTGACCGGACAGGCGCTGGCCGATGCGATCGCCTACAAAGACTGGGTCCTGAGCTACGTCAGCCAGTTCGTGCCTGTCGTGAACATTTGGGACGGCTTCACCGAAGCAATGACGGTTGAAGGCCTGCACCCAAACATCCTAGGTGCCGACTTCATCAGTTCGCGAGTGGTGCCGACCATCACGGCCAACTTCGAGTTCCCGGGCATCCCGCTCCCCACCGACGCTGGCGACCTCTACTCGGCCCTCCGTCCGTTCGGCTGCCTTAACGCCAACCCGCTGCTGGCGGGCACTGGCGGCACGCTACTGGCTGGCGTGAACGCCGTGGCCGGGTCTGTGCTGGCGGACAGTTACAAGGCTGTCGGCTCTGGCCTGGGCGGCATAACGACGCGCTGGTACAAGGAGGCTGCCGCCTATGGCGAAGCGCAGTGCATCGAGCTAGGTGGCAACATGGCGGCGGCGGGCGGCTATGTCTACGTGCAACCAACGGCCAACGTGGTACAGACCAACCTGGCGGCCGGCGACGTTATCGAGATGGTGTCGGCGGTGGAAATCATGGGGTCGTCCCGCGGCATTCTGGCTTGGGAGGCTGAGTTGACCATCACCAAACCGGTCAACGGTGCGTCGTCCACGTTCTACTATCGGTCGATGGACAAGTACCAAGAGCCGTTCACCATGCCGGCCAGCTTTTCCGGAAAGCTGGAGACGCAGCGCGGCACGATTGACCTGACTGAAACTGTGATCACCTCGCGCATGGGCCTGTACTTGGCCGCTGGTGTGACGCTCGACTCGAAGGTGAAAGTCAGCCAGTACGGGGTGAGAAAAATCTAAACCCATTCTGCCCGTTTCTTCCATTGAACTTCTTTCCTACCGCATGCGCTAACATCCTACTTCGCCAACTTTTCCGGAGTAGCACATGGAACGTAAAAAAAACGAGCCGATTGAGTCGGCGTGCTGCCGTCTCTGCTTGCAGCCTAGAAAACTCCTTATGTCTCACATCATACCGAAGGGGCTGCTGCGGATAGCCAAAGGGAAATACTCACAGCTGATAGCTATGAATGTGGGCGAGAACTCAATGCCCAGAATGGATAACGTTAACTGGTGTGAAAAGTTGCTTTGTGAGCAATGCGAAAAACATATAAATCTATCGTACGAAAATAGTCAAATTAAGAAGCTAAAAAGCGCAAAGGATAAAGTCTTAAGTGACCAGAAAATCACTATTATAAATTTGGATTTTAAACGCTTCTATTTGTTTTGGCTTTCTATAATTTGGCGAGCTTCCGAATCTGCTCTTGATGAATTTAGTACTGTTAGTTTTCCTGAGGAGCTTTCAGATGTTTTGAGAATGGCGATTTTGAATGGCAGTGCGAAATACAAGGGGCATGATTTTGATGAGTTTTTCCAAATTGGTATATGTCGATGGTATTTCGATGCTGCAGACTCAAAATCCTTTTTGACTACCTTCAAGCTTGTGAGTGATGAAAGTTGCATTGCTTATGTATTCATGGTGTCGGGTTTTGCAGTTATTTATCAGTTTAGTTCAGAGGCTGTCCATCCACTCCCTAAAGGGTTTAGCCTAATTAGAAAAAGCTTTATATTTAAAATGAACAAGATATTTCCGGGGGAGTCGGCAATCGTGGATGGATTCATAGAAGATGCTCGGAAGTCTGCTTTGAAAGAGCCCAGCTTCGCCATAGAGAGGCTCATGAGAGAAATATGAAACGTGAATAGATTCGCATATAGTGACAAGCCTTATAAGAAATTGACGAGTTGACGGCGACGCTAACCTTCCTCGCAGGTAAATCAGGAAGGCAGTGGGGGCGTGCGCGTAAGTGGGATCGGCTTCAAAAAATATTGACTCCTCCCTATAGAGCAACGCGCCCATTGTAGGGGACACGCTTACAGTAAGTCTAAGAAGTCGTCCAGTTCACTTGGAGGCCACACGGTCTTCGCCAAGAATACTCCCAGAACATTTGTCACACCAGGAATCGTCTGGAGTAAACTTTTTGCCGCGTTATAAGAAGCTCCAAGTGTAATTACATCATCTACAACCACCACATAAGGTTTTATTGGTATCGCAAGGAACGCATGATCTATTGCCAATGTTTTTCGCAGTTCTGCGGGGGACTGGCGCGGACCTTCGTGCTGGCTATCGCGCAGCTGTGTTTGAACCAGAAGTGGGCGAATATCCAACATAGCGTTTTTGCGTACGAGTTTCTGAAGGACCTTCAGCATCCGATCATCATATTCCGGATGCCCTACCGGTTTTGAGCATGGCATGGGTACGAATGTAGTATTAGCCGCTACAGCGTCAAGATCCAGGGTTTCGGCGATCATTTTCGCCCAATACTCTATAGCCTTTCCCTTCCAGTAAAGGGGGCCGTCAGCAGATGTTGGCTTGTTTTTAAGGTTCCAGATCTGCTGATTCGTATCGCTGGCTTTGAACCCTCCACCTGAGGTGTATTCACCATAGTGATAACAAGAGTCGTCATCAGACAGGTACTTGTAATCGTCGTTATCCAGCTTGGTGAGTCGGGTCATCCGTGAGCATTCCGATAAGGTCTGATACGTTTTTCACCCTAATAGCGCCGAGTTTCTCAAACCGAGCAGGCCAAGTAAGGTCTGAGCGTCGGAAACAGCTGTCGAGGATGAAAAGTTTTCGCTTCTGAGCTAGTGCTGCGCGTGCCTGAACAAGAGTGCCAGAGGTATTGCCCGCCTCCACGATAATCGTCGCACTAGTCAGAGCAGACATAGTTACGTTCCGTGCTGGAAAGAAGAGACGGTTTGTCTTGAAATTCTGATCGCGATAGCGAAGAAAGGGCACTTGGGAAATCACAAGGTGATCTCGCGCTATGGTCTCTTGCAAGTCCCGATTTTCCTTTGGGTAGCACTCGTTCAGGGGGGTACCTATCACTGCAATAGTGTTACCGCCTGCTTGCAGTGCAGCGTTGTGGGCAGCGGAATCTATGCCCTTAGCGAGCCCGGAGACGATAGTAAATCCGCTTTTGACCAGTTTGTGAGAGATTAAGCCTGCATTGAATGCTCCCTCATCAGAAGGGGAGCGGGTCCCTACAATTGCAACACTTCTCGTATCCACAAGCTCCCAGTTGCCCTGGTAGTAGAGAAGTTCTATCGGGTGGTCCGCATCACGAAGTTTTTTAGGGTACTCGCCCGCTCCATGTACCCGCACCCCAGTTTTGGCTAGCGTTTCCGCACCGATTTCAGCCAAGAGCCTATGCATGGCCAATCCCGCATTGCCTTCATCCACAAGGTCTGAAGGTATGGCACCAGGGTTTTCTCGAAAGAGTGCCGCAAGATTAGCGAACCACGTTCCGTGATTCAGCCACAAAGATTCGTAGGCACAAATCTCCTCCAGAGGCACTATTGGCCTGGATTTGAACAGCTTTAGGCCAGTTGATTTGAAATTCATCGTTGAGGTTTCTATCGCCATTTGCAT